CTATCCGTCGAGGAAAGTCCCAAGCTCTCGACCGCATAGACGCAGGTATCGCAACAATCACCGTCGATAACTTCGACCGACTCTTTGACCCGCTCTACGAAAACGGATTGTATTACGGGCAGCTTATCCCCCGACGCGAAGTTGTGATTAGCTCAAACAATTATCCAGTCTTCAACGGCTTTATTGACGACTTCGATATTCAGTACGAACCGGGAAAGAAGTCCGTTGTTTCAATCGCAGTTTCGGACGCATTCTCAGTTCTAGCTAACTCTTCCCTAGACGAAGTAGTGCCTCCAAGCGAATTATCTGGAGCAAGAATTGAACGCGTTCTAAACCTTCCCGAAGTTAGCTGGCCGGAAGATAGAAGAGAGATAGACCCGGGTAATACTCTTATGCTCGATTCAGTAGTGAACGAAGGCACGGGAACACTTAGCTATCTCCAGCTTGTAGAAACTAGCGAGTTCGGAACTATCTTTATATCCCGTGAAGGAAACGTAGTCTTCAGAGAAAGAAACTCCGTCCCGAACGTTATCGACGTAGTCTTCGCTAACACAAGCGTTGACCCGCTTCTGACTGCCGTTCCATTTATTGACGTGAACATTGTTTACGGTTCTGAGAATCTTTACAACCGCGTTTTCCTACAGAACGACGAAGCTATTCCAGAAGAAGGATTCGCAGAAGACCTAGATAGTCAAGCTCTATACGGTGTTCGCGCCTACGACAAGTCCGGGCTACTGGTTCAAAACGCAAGCGACCTTCAATTCCTATCTGACTTCTTGCTACAGAGATTCAAAGAGCCACAATACCGATTCGAAACCGTGACCGTATCGCTAGACAACATTTCGACCGAGCAACAGAACCTAGTTCTAGACTTAGAAATCGGCGACATTGTTCAAGTCAAGTTCTTACCTTCTGAAGTTCCCCCGGCTATCGAGCAGTATTGCCGGGTAATCGGTATAAACAATAGCTGGGACACCAATAGCAAGAACATTACCTTCAGCTTGGAGCGCCTAGACTTCGCAATCTTTATTCTAGATGACGCTGTTTTGGGTGTCCTAGACGACGACCGCCTTGCTTACGAGTAAAATAGAAGAAAGACATAAGGAAAATAATGCCTAGAAAAACCTTTACCGCAGGAGAAGTCCTTGCGGCAGCCGACGTCAATTTATACCTGAGCAACGAAGCGGTATTCGCTAGCTCGACTGCGACCACCTACACCGTTCTTCCGGGCGACCGCTACGAAACCTTAGTAATGTCGGGAACTGCTAACTCAACGATTAGCTTCAGCACCGCTACCGCATTCGAAGCTGGGGAAAGAATAGATATCTTTCAAGAAGGAGCCGGAACTGTAACAATCGCCCGGGACGGAACCGCAGTATCTTTCGCAGGTCGAGGAACCGCTGGAACCGCTTACCGCATTGGTCAGCGTTATGACGCCGTATCTGTTGTCTGCGTAGGTACTAACTCCTATCGTATAATCGGGAACGCGAACGCGGTCTGATTATGAGAGGAATAGCTTTTGGTATTCTCTCGGCAGCAGCTTCACCTAGCATTAGTGTTGAATACCTTGTAATTGCTGGTGGTGCTGCGGGTGGTGGTGGTGATACTGGCGGTGGTGGTGGTGCTGGTGGATACCGAACATCTACTCTTGCTTGTTCGCTAGGAACCAACTTTTTAGTTACTGTCGGTGCTGGTGGAGCAATAACTACAACTACTGGCTCTAGTGGAGCAAACTCTGTATTCTCAACGATTACTTCTGCTGGAGGTGGTGGAGGTGGTGCTACTGGTTCTACTGCTGGTGTTGCGGGTGGTTCTGGTGGTGGAGCTACTAGAGGCCGAACTGATTTCGGTGCTGGTAACACACCTTCAACAAGTCCTTCTCAAGGTAATAATGGCGGACAGGGCGGGCCGGGAAGCGGAGGAAATATCGCTACTTCTGGAGGTGGAGGTGGTGCTGGAGCTGTAGGTTCTAATGGAACTTCAGGAGTACCCGGAACTGGTGGAAACGGTACAGCTTCATCTATAACTGGTTCTAGCGTAACTCGAGCTGGAGGTGGTGGAGGAGCCATCTATTCCAATACAACAAACGGAGCTTCTGGAGGAACTGGAGGCGGTGGACAAGGTGGAGGAAATAATAACCCTGCGACTTCTGGAACTACAAATACTGGTGGAGGCGGTGGTGGAGCAGGTCTAAAGGACTTTGGTTCTCCATTCATACCGGGTGCTGGAGGTTCTGGAGTTGTTATCCTTCGCTATCCAGTATCCGCAACAATCACAATCGGTGCTGGCCTAACAGGTTCAACAGCAACAGACGGCTCTTTCAAGGTAACAACAATAACCGCTGGTAGCGGAAATGTAAGTTGGGCAGCATAATGGCACACTACGCATTCTTAGACGACAACAACATTGTCACCGAAGTTATTACAGGAATTGACGAAACCGAACTTATCGAAGGTCTTGACCCTGAAACTTGGTACGGCAACTTCCGAGGACAGGTTTGTAAAAGAACAAGCTATAACGGAAACATAAGAAAAAACTACGCAGGAATTGGTTTTACTTATGACCCTGAACTTGACGCTTTTATTGGCCCTAAGCCTTTTGAGTCTTGGATTCTTGACGAAGCAACTTGTCGCTGGGAAGCTCCAACGCCATACCCAACTGACGGCTTTAGCTACTTTTGGAACGAGGCAGAATTGGCTTGGGAAGTTATGGACTTCTCTGAACCTAACGGGGCGATTCAAAACTAATGGCTGAGGAAACAACTGGCGTTCGCATAACCCAACAAGCTATTTACGCTAAGCAACTCGAACACGGTGAAACCCTTGTCAAAATACTCGAGAAGCTCGACCACTTAGACGAAGTTCCAAACCGTCTTCGGGAAGTAGAACTAACGCTTGCCCGATTAGCTTGGATTGAGAAGATTGCCTACACTGGATTGGCCGCGGGAATCACAGGACTTGCTTCTGCTCTTTTTTCCCTTTTGGTAAAATAGTTTTATGCGTTATCCATTCAATAAGCCAATTCCTAAAATTTCTTCGCCTTATGGTTGGAGATTCCACCCAATCGAGAAAATTCGCAAGCACCATAACGGCGTCGATTACGCGGTGGAAGTCGGTCGCCCGGTTTACGCAATCGCTAACGGAACCGTTGTCTATGCGGGAGCTTCAAAGCTAAAGTTTCCTAACGGGGAACCTGCTGGCGGTGGCTACATTGTTAGACTGCGCCACAAGGTTAACGGCGAATGGATAACTTCCGGCTACTACCACTTGAAAAAAGGCTCAATAAAAGAAGCTGGAATCAAGGTCGGGCAGAAAGTCTTAGAAGGCACAAAGCTTGGAGAATCGGGCAACACCGGAGAATCTACCGGGCCGCACCTTCACTTCGAAATCCAGCGCGGTAAGTTCTACGTTTGGAACAATAAAGGTCTGCGCTACACCGAACCGACTAGCTACATCAAAACCCAAATAGCTCTAGAAAAACTAAAGTGAGAATCTTTGACGCTCTAATGCTTCTTCGGGAGCAAGAAGGCGAAGATACTTCTGGCCCGTCTTGGAAGTATCGAAGAAAACTAATCTATGGCGGTTATCGCTTGGGCTTCGTTATGATTCTTTTTGGAATGGGAACCTTCTTCTTTGACAAGGAAGTATCCGTCCAGCTAGTAATCGGCGGGGTAGCTCTTATCTCGATTATCCTTACTGCGTACACCGCTTCTGCTACCTTTGAAGACGTAAACCTATACAAGAAAGAAGAAGAATAATGTTGAACCTACAACCTGCCACCCGCAAATGGATTTATGGAATTGTCGCCGCAACCGTCCCGCTACTTATTAGCTTGGGAACAATTACTACCGAACTAGGCGCGCAGATTCTAAACGTTGCCGCAGCTCTACTAGCAATCGGTGGTTCGGCTTTAGCTATTACTTACGTCCCCGACGAAGAGTAACGCTCCGCTTCAGTAGTGCCTCCCCAAATCCCCGCAACCCGGGTGGACTTGGCGTAGTCCCGGCATTGTACCCGAACTGGGCAATTCTGGCAGATACCTTTAGCTATTTCTTCGACTAATTTTTGGCTGATTTGGCTTGCTTCTTGGGCAAAGAAGACGTCGGGCAGTTCTTCGCACTCGACAGAACCGACCTTCCGAATCGCTTCGTGAAGTTCTAGGTAATTGCGCTCAATTCCCAATAATTGTCGTAGGGTAGTCATAGTCTAACCCTAAAGGAAAGTTAGACCGAAAATAGCAAGAAAGGGAAAAATGATTAGCAAGCTAGAACTAAAGGAATTAGGGGACGCAGTATTCTTAGGCGACTTCGAATCCGGTTCCCCGGAGTGGCACGAACTAAGAAACGAAGACGCAGCCGTGGGTGGCTCTGATATTGGAGCAATCGCAGGACTTTCTCCGTTCGAGAGCCAAATTACAAAATGGGCCAAGAAGACAAAACAAATTCCGGACGACTTTGAACCGTCTATGGCTATGCGACTTGGGACGAAACTCGAAGCTCCAATTCTAGAAATCTTCGCCGAAGAACACCCGGACTACGAAATCTTTACGACGGGAACTTGGGCGCATAAAGAATTCAATTGGCAACGAGCTAACCCGGACGCGCTCTATCGAAAGCCGGACGGAACTTGGGGCATTATTGAAGTCAAGTTCTCGCGCGATTACTGGAGCGAAGTTCCGCAACACTACCGGGCGCAGGTGCTTTGGTATATGAACGTGTTTGGAATTCAAGAAGCAACGCTAGTAGCTCTAGCAGGTTCTAGCTATCAAGAATTCGAAGTCGAGTGGGACACGTTCGAAGCGACCTCACTAATCGCTGCGGCTTACCGCTTCAGGGAATCAGTTCTGAATAACAAAATGCCGGACTGGGACGGAAGCAATTCCACGTTTGAAACTATCCGAGCTATGAATCCTAAAATCGAAGACGGAGAAGAACACCTAGACGAACTAGGACTTCACTACTTCGAAGCTTTGGGCGACTTCGAGAAGGCAGAAAAGAAACTTACCGAACTAAAGAGTCGAGTCCTGTCGGCTATGGGCGGAAAGAAAAAGGGAATCGTCTACGGCGAACACGCGATTAGCTTGCGCGCTCGGGGAATGGGCAATCCTTACCTACACCACGAAAAGAAAGGGAAATAACAAATGGCACAATTCAATCTAAACGAATACGAAACAGTCGAAGAAAGACACGCAAGAGCAATAGCTGAGTATCCAGATATCAGGTGCGTAATTGTGAATCACACTACACCGCAGGATAGAGCGGTTGGGACTTGGGTGGTAGAAGCTCGGGTTTACCTAAACGCTGAAGACCAAGAACGCGAACTACCAAAAGCTACTGAATGGGCTTTCGAAGTAGACGGCGTTGGAATGGCTAACAAAACTTCCGCGCTAGAAAACGCGTGTACTTCCGCTCTTGGTAGAAGTCTTCGGTGGGCATTAGGCGGTTCTAAAGGCCCGTCAAAACAAGAAATGGAAAAGGTAGCTCGTGGGCAGACTCCTAAGCTTCCGGTTAGAGCGTGGCTCTACGAAGCTGGCGAACTAACAACCGCTAAAGATATTGACAAACTGCGACTGCTCTATTCCGAAGCAAAAACCGCTAAGGCAGATAGCGCAATTCTTGAAGCGATAAAGACAATGGCGGAAGGATTGGCCTAATGGAAACGCCCGGTCAAATCGTCGAAGAGCTTCAGCGGATAAGTAAAGAAATGGAAAAGGGAGCTTCGGCTCTCTATGACGCAGAAGTGAAACTAGCGGACGCTGAAGCGAGCTATGACAAGTCCGTTTCTCTATCCTTCTTGAATAGTCAAGGCACGGTAGCAGACCGTCAAGCGGTGGCAAAACTCCAAGCGGTAGACGAAAAGCTAAAGGCAGACCTAGCCCGGGCTGAGTTCAATCGGGTAAAAATGAAGATGAAAGTCCTATCGGATACGGCCACAATGACCGCCGTTATTAGCCGTAACGTAGAACTCCAATGGCGGAGCTAGACTAATGGGCGGGAGAGTGGCGGCTTATGAAGATTCGGGAAAAGTGTTCTTGTGGCGCAAGTTTTTACGCGTCCGGGGACGAAGCTACTCAGCTTTACAAGAATTGGATTCGTCGTCATTCCTGCCCGGCTCCAACGCAAGAAGAGATTCTCAATTTCAGAGATACGGACAGCTCTTCAACAATCGGATTCTCCGCAGACTATTCCGGGACGGGCTTAGACCTACCCGCGAAGAAATATGACCCGTGGGAAGATGAATAAAAAAGAGTTTCAAAAATACTTAGACCGAGATAAGGCTTGTCCGTGTTGCGGTTCAACGGGGCCAGAACTGATTCCGCAACACCGAGCTAATCGCGGAATGGGTGGAAGTAAAGAACGCAATCGTCCGTCGAACATTATTGCTTTTTGTTCTTACTCAAACGGGCTAATCGAATCGCAATCAGGCTTCGCAGCTAAGGCACGAACTCTAGGTTGGAAGCTCTACTCACATCAAGACCCGGCAGAAACTCCGGTGCGACTTTGGGACGGCTGGCACTTTCTAGACGATAATTTTGGAAAGGTTCCAACGAACCAACCAGACTGAAAGGAAAAAATGGCTGGATATGAACCACGCTTTGACGTGGACTTTACACGCGGAAGAATCGGGGAAGAGCTTGTCGAAACTTTTTTGGCTGACCTAATCGGCAAGAAGATAGAAGTCAAAACTGATTATCGAGTAAACGAAACGGGAAACGTCTACGTTGAAACGTGGCAGTATTCGGAACCGGACGCTTCGGACAAGAAGCAATCAGGGATAAACGTAAGTGAAGCTGAATACTATTGCTTTGGCTCACCGCTTGGGGAAGGATTCGTAATGGTCAAAACCAGCGTCCTGAAGCAATTCATAAGCAACACGAACCCCCGGGAAGCTAGACAACCAATCGCGTCAAAGGCAACGAAGGCTTCAATCGGGCGACTGATTCCGCTTGCTGATTTATTGGCTAGTATCGGACTAGCTAAGAAAGGGAACTAATGCCGCTGATTCGGGGACACCACTCATTCGACGACCACTTTACGCAGATACCGAACGACTGGTTGCGCGACTCTAGAATCTCGCTCGGAGCTAAAGGCCTTCTAGCGCAGCTTCTTTCGCACGCTCCGGGCTGGAGAATTAGTCAAGAAAACCTAGCCTTCGCTAATGGAGTTGGACGCGACGCAATTCGAACGCTGATAAACGAACTGCTCGAAGCTGGGTATCTAATGCGCTCCGAAGACCGCGAGAGAAACGAAAAGGGTTATCTAGGTGGATACACCTACACCACGCAAGACCCGTCGGGCGAACCTACGTTGGATAAGCCTACGCAGGACAATCCGCTACATAAGAACAACATCTTAAAGAAGAACAACTTAAAGAATAACGAGAGAATATACAGCGATTCAGAATTTGATTCTTTCTGGGAAAGCTATCCGAAGAAGGTAGACAAAGGCGCAGCCCTACGAGCATTCAGGCGCGCAATCAAGAATCAAGACCCGGCCGTTGTAATCGCCGGAGCGAAGGCTTACGCTGAAGACCCGAATCTCCCGGAGAAGCAATTCATAAAGAACCCTGCTACTTGGTTGAATGCTGAGGCTTGGGCGAATGGGCCACTACCTAAACGCAAGACAACCGACTCAAAGGCTTTGGAGGAATGGGCGAATGACTAAGAACGAACTCAAAGAGCTAATGGAATACCTCAGCGCAATCGACAACCGACAACTGACCGCTGAGAAGCTTCAGGTCTGGTTCGACCTAATTGGATACCTAGACTTCGCCGAAGCTAAGACTGCGGTTATTGAAGCTCAGCGGGACAGCTCAATTAGCTACGTGGAAGCCAAGCACGTAATCGCTTACTCGCTTCGAATCAAGGAGAAAAGAAAGGCCGAAGAAACTCGCGCCACGTCCTACACCGAAGAACGCAAGGGAACTCCGCAACCGAAATGCGCTCACGGTATCGGGCTTCTGACCTGCGACCCGTGTTGTCGGAACGCTGCTATTCAAGCCGGACTAATCAAGGGCTGATACTCTAATGCGGTGGAAGAGAATGAAGCGATATGTAACCGTTGCGGGCATATTTGGCGCGTCAAAATGGACGAACCCAAGACGGGAGTTCGGTGCGCTGATTGTCGAATGGGCCAGTCGCTCATTGTCAAGTATGGGAATACCAAGTGTCTTCCGTGGCAAGGCGACTTCGACGACGAAACTCTTTCGAAGCCAATCTATGAAGGGCTTCCAGTTCTTCCCGGGATTCGAAACTGCGGTCATTTAGACTGCGTAAATCCTGAGC